CAATCTCATCCTTGCACGATCTATTCCTATAACGAACCTCTTATTTATTGTTGGGTCATTATAACGGTTCTTGAGTTGTTTAATTGCAATCTGATTAAGTTCATCAAGTTCCTCGTTAGAAATGAGTGCAAACATAAGATCAGCAGTAGCAGGGAGCCCAAAACTCTCTGATGTATCTTCCAAACCAACATCTGTAGAGACAAATCCCGACCTTGTGGTTTGGGTAGCAGACATAATCGGCAGATTTGATTCGACTGCCAATCCCCTAAGTTCTTCTGCAATTGCCTTAATATACATATAAGAGTTAACATTTGTTGCCCCTTTAAATCTACTGGATGCACATATATTCAAATAATCTATGAATATGATATCTGGTTTAAATGTTTTCTTAATTGCAAGTTCTTTAAGAAGTCCTCTGAAATGAGCAGTGTGTGCTGATGCTGTTGGATATTCTTTAACAATCAACGTACCAGAAGTAGATTTTATGATCTTTGCAATTTTATCATCAAACATCTTCTTCGGTAAATCATGCAAATCTTCCATACTAATATTCATCAAATTTGCATCAATTCGTTCTGCTATACGTTCCTCTGCCATCTCTAATGTAATATAAAGTACATTCTTCCCCTGAGACAAACAGTTTGCAGCAACATGACACATGAACAAAGACTTACCAACACCAGTGCCAGCAAGTGCAATGTTGAGAGTCTTCGGGGGCAATCCACCCTTAGTGATCTTATTAAAGAACTCCAGATCAAACGGAATCTTCTCTTCTACTGTGTGGTAATAGTCATATCGGGACTCACTATCCAACAGGTAATCATGACCAACAGCATTATCGAAACCCACAGCAAGGGCATCTGTGAGAATGCTCGGTATTGCAGATACATCTCGATCCTTATCTTTTCCATCAATGATTTGTATGCCTTTAACAATCGCATTATATACTGCCTTATCTTTACAAAATTGCTCGGTTGTATCACACAACCAATCGAAATCTACATCTGTAGATTTTAGTGTTTTTATAACTTCAACTACTTTCTTGTAATCGAACTCAGTTAAATCTTTCCTACTCTGTACCTCAATTTCCAAAGAGGTTTGAGTTGGTATTTTCTTGTACTTGTCAACAAACTTTGCAATCTCTTCAAATATCGTTTTCTCTGTTCGATCTGAAAAATAATCTCCCTTCATATGAGGGAGAACTTTACGTGCATATTCTTCGTTAGAAACTAACTGACTTAATGCTGTTCTTTCAATCGTTTGATCTATACTCAAGATTATCTCCTTCTATTTGCTCTTCTATAATATCCACAAGGATATCTCCTATAAGTGTAAAAAACTCCTCATCAAAACTTTCTCGTTCCAATCCATTAGGGTCTACTATATCATAGTTAAACTTAAAAGGCAACTCCCCTTCATAATCTTCTGTTGGTGCTTTTGGTATCTGCACCTTACCATATTTGTAAATAACACCATTAAATTTACCACCATTTATACCTATACATTGCCAATTTTCTTTGTTATCAGAAACAAAGGTATAACTATCTTTTATATCAGACATAATGTAAGTAACTCCCTACGATATATTTTGACACTTTTGTAGGTTTTCCACCAGCATGAACCCAAGGCCAGAGAGGTGGAAACATTAGAAGATTGCCTTGAGTGCAAGATGAAGACCAATTGTGTCCTTTTATTCGAAATAGAGTTTGACCATCCTCGTTATTATCTAGATATATAAAAAATGCAAGAAACCGTCTAGCAGTCTCATAATTAAGCACATCAACGTGATCTCCAAATTCATCTACACCATCAGGTAAGTATCTTTTCATTCTAACTTCTTCAAACGTATACTTTTCTGGCAATTGCCAAGAACCGTTTAGACATGTATTTTTGTATTCTTTTAGATGTTTCAAAAATGCCTCTAATATAATTTTTACTTCTTCACCCCATACCTGATATCCTTGCAATTTAATTTGAGAAAACTGCATTGCACCCTCATGATGTTTTTCATATTGTTCTGGATGACTCTCAAATTTCTCAATCATGCCCTTACATACTTCGGGAGATAAGACATCCTTGTAGATTCTACATAGATGATCCATACTTGAACTCCTTGGCAGCACACTCCTCTAATTTTTCCATGACCTCTTCTGTAAAGAACTTTTCTGGGTCATTGTTTATTGTCTTACCAAAAGTCTTTGTACCATCAGGTAACTCAATACGAGTACTCACAGATTTAAAAACACCGTGTTTCAGTGCAAGATCAAGTAGACCATAGTGCCTATCTAGACCATCACGATATGACAACCTAACATCAACCATCTTATTCTCTACTGTCAGACGTGACTTATGATTCTTACAGTGAATGATATTGCCGATAACTTCAGTGCCGTCCTTTTCTTTTTTCCTTGACAAATAGATAATCGAAGATGCAGCATATTTAAGTCCAGAACCACCACCCATTTCTTTCGTAGGAAACATAGAACCAATTACGTCATACGTGTGGTTAGTTATCACCATAGGCACTTTAGCACGTCCAAGTTTTAATGTTAGAACACGAAATGCAGCCTTGAGAACTTGTGCTCTAGTCATATCTCTCGTTTCCTTACCTTCTGCCGTATCTGAAATTTCCTTCGATGTTGACATCATTCCAAGACTATCTAGTGCGAGGAAGAATGGAAATCGATCTGTTTCAAGATATGCATCTAAAATCTTGAGTGACTGTGTTCTAAATTCCTGTACCGTAGTAACAGGAAAAATTGCCAATCTCTCTGGGTCGATCCCCCTATCCGTAATCATTTGTTGAGTTATAGCACTTTCTGACTCGAAGTAGGCAACTTGTGCCTTTGGATTCTTGTCAAGAAAACTCTTGATTACTCCCATCAGAAAGTAGGTCTTCCCTGTGGCACTTTCGCCTGCGAGGGCCGTTATCTTATTTGAAGGAAGTCCACCATACAAACTACCACTTAACAACGCATTAAAAACATACGATCCCGTGTCAATAAAATGATCAATATCGGAATCCATTCCTTCTGACACCAAATCTGCATATTCATTTCCAACGTCCTTCACTATCTTTTTTAAAAAATCACTCATTAAAAAATTCCTCCAAACTACCATTTTTAGTATGGTTAAAAATATCCTGTTTTTTATCTTTACCAAAATACCAGATATTCTCTATGAATATCTTCTTCAAGAATTTCTGCAATTGTTCATGATCAAAATTACCTTCTTCATCAGAAAATACTGCTCGACCTTGTGGACGTTGCATAATTCTCATACCTACTTGTCCTATAAAATGTTCTTTCATAGAATCTACTAAATCATCCCCAGCATGATATCTCTTATTTTTAATTTTTGGATCAAGCATATTTACCATAAGAACACCACGATCACTTAATGATTCAAAACTCTTTTGGCATACTGGCAATAAAAACCCATCTCTCCATTTTTCATAAGTATCATATTTTGCCCATGATTGTTCTTCCTCAAATTGCCCACCTTCATTATATCGTTCTGTTGAAAAGTACGGTGGACTAGTAAATGCACAATCTACATCTTTAATTTCATCCCAAGGTAAATTCTCTGCACCACATCGATAGATTTGTACTGTCTTTGTCCCATGAGTTAGTTTATCATAAAATGCGATCATCTTTTTATACCGTCTGAACGTATTTGGATTAGGATCACACCCTATGTAATGAGTTGCATTAGAAGCATAAAATGCAGCAAGTCGATCTCCCCACCCCATAGAAGTGTCCAACACTGTCTTTGCTTCTGTCATATCATATATAATTTTTGCAACGAGAGGTTTAAACTGTGTAGCATTATATGTCCCTAATCTAAAAGCAACATAATAGGCCTCATGAGATAAAAGTTTACCTTTCTTTCCACCTGGATTTACTCCCCTCCAGATTGGACCAAAAGCACCCCATAGATTATCTCCATCATTCCATCTTTGTAGTGGACCTTTAAACCCATACGAATTACATGCTAATCGCAAATCCTGCATAAAATAATTGCTGACATTAATAAAGGAATGCACTCCTGCTGGAGTATCGATTACACCTAATCCATAAATATCGTATGGATATTTGTAATCATCATATTTTTCCATTACCTCTCTGTCAGTTTTCTTAGTGTGTTTGGAAATATCCACCTTCTGTAATTTGTAAAAAGTTTTGGTAATATCTTCTTTGCTATAGTTCTTTAATGGGAATGGTGGTTTCTCTTTAGTGATATAATCTGCTAATGTCTTTCGAAATTCTTCCTTGCCGAACTTGTCAGTTACTTCTTTAAATTGGTCACGATCCATTACAGGCAATCCTGTATCATCAAGACTATTTCTCAATATTTCATATAATTCACTCATGTAAAGAACTCCTCAAGTGAACCTTGGGTTCCGTATGACGAATCGATCATCCACCCCATTTTATTAGTTATAAAAATAATCGGTTCAACAAATGATTTTTCAAATTG